TGGGCCGAGTGGAAAAATATCAAACTGCCTGCACGGACAATGCTGTAAGGCGCAAATAGCCCAAGGTCTTGTGCGATGCGCTCGATCTGGAAAATAAGCGGCGAGCCGGGAATATATGACATCCGCCGGATAGCCTGATCCTGAAACACCGTTCCGAACTCACCGCCGGCCACGCCGCGGACAATGCCGCCGTCCGGGAAGTCTTGAAAGTCAGAAGAGTTGACGCCGCTGGTCCATGTCGTGGTTGCGTTCAATCCCGACCATTGGATACGGAACGGAAAATCCAGCAACCCGGAGAGCACAAGAAAGCGTCCCACCACGCTGATATAAGCGGCCTGAGGAGGAGAGCCGGCGCAGTCGGCAAAAGCGGTAGACGACGCCAGATTGTAGGTCTGAAGAACCGCGTTCTTTTGCGTCGCCTCGACCAGATTGCCAAACTGCGCGAACTGCCATTGTGCATCGGAGGATAGCGCGGAATAGAGATGCGTTACCGAATGCGTGCCCGTTCCTGTGGATGCCGTGTTGATCGCGGCGCCGCCGGGCGTTGCCGATATCGTATAGGTGTCGGGATCGAGCACCGTCTTGACGTAGTAGACGGTCCCTGCCGTGATTGCCGCCGGCAGCGCACCTCCTGAATTCGAAAACACCTTGGGTTCGTTGGCCAGCGAATCGTGCGCCGTTTCCGTGATGACGCCCGGACTGGCCGCTGAGATGGTGCAGGTTGTGACCTTGGAAACCGGAGTCCACGAATAGTCCGTGTTGCTCGCGAGATAGAGGCGCTTGTCAGTTCCTGCAAAAACAGCGACCGAGCCATCGGATTTCAGGGCATAGAACCCGCCACGGCATGCCGCCGGCAGCGCCTGAGAGAGAATAGCGAAGTCCGGGAAAGGGCCATAGCCGTCCCCTCTCGGGAGCACGTTCTGAATGTTCTTGGTCGCTTGCCCTTCGTAGTCGCTGACGTCCGGCAGATAAGATCCGAATTGAAATAACGGCATCAGGGGGTCACGCCAGGTAGCGAGATAGTCGTTGGGCCGGAATCAAAGCTTTGCCTTTCAGCAAGCGCATTGAGTTGATCGAGCACCGTCGCCACTGCACTCCCCCATAGTGCAATCCGCGCGTCGTTTTGGTTATACGGCATCGCCTCAAGCAGGGAGCCGTAGAGATAAAGGTCAGGCGCGAGCGTCAGCAGCCAATTTGTGGAACTGCTCGCCAGTGCCGGGATATTGGCGCGGTAAAGTATCTCGACGTCGAAATCTTCGTTAGGGGTCGGAGCCAATTCCATCTGATCGCCAACGATCGAGAAGTAGACGGGCTGATCGCTCACATTGTCGATGCTGTAGCGATAGTCCTCGATCTGGGTTTGCGTCAGGAAATTCAACCGCGGCTTTCCGGCCACTCCACTCAAACGAACGCTTCGCATGGTCTGGAAATCGGACGGCAGATCGAGGAATTCCGGATCTGCCAACAGCGTGTCCACAGTCAATGTGGTCCGCGTCTCCATCCGTGGGTGAAACAAGGTCCGGTTGAACTTCGCCTCGGCAAGCTTGACGAAATCAGGGATCGTTGCGGTCAAATCATCTCTGGCGAGATAGGACGCAATCGCTGCCAGCAGCTCAGTATAGTTGGAAAGCGCCACTTACGGGAGCGCCTTGACGCTGATTTTATCGCCCTGCCTCAAAAGAAGTGCCGGGGTTGTCAAGCCGATAGGGATGGCCTGACCGGCCGATGTCGCGGATGTCTCTGTCGTTGCCTGTGCGTCTGGCGTGCTCCCGAAAGCCACGAGAATGGCCGCAGCTTCCGTGTTGAGGACGATGGCGACCTCATCGGATTCCGCCGTAATCGTTGACGTGTTCGGAACAGTCAGGATTTCCATCTTTCGAACGCTGCCGACTGCGCCGACGTCCGCGCCGCCGCTTTTCGCCCTCATAAAGCTGACAATCGCCACCATATTTAGCTCCTGATGTTAGACCTTGCCCCGGAAGGTGCGATATGGGCGGTTTTGATCGCTGTTCAGCCACCACTTCACGAAATCATCGTCGCCGTCTTTCAGGCGTTGTGCGAAGTCGCGATAGAAGACATTGAGCGGCACGCTTGCGATCACCTTGCCGTCGCCGAACCGCTTGCCATGCGAATCGTTCAGGCTTTCGCGATTGCGGGCCAGCAGCTCGTCTTCGACAAGGTTCTCGGTCTTGCGGAAACCAAGGCCCTTTTCCCTGTCGATCCAGTGGACGTAGTGACGTCGCAGCCCGTCTTGCGATACGCCGTCGAAAATCCATTGATCATCGGGAATTTTTGACGGATCAGGCAGCAATGATGGCATCGGCGCGTTCGGCGATCTTCTTGGCGACGACGGACTTGGCTTCATCCACCGGAAGCTTGATAGTGGTGCCGGACCAAATCTTCCCGGCGTACCCGACGCCAGGCGACTGGTGCGGCTTCATCTCGCCTTCGATGAACTCTTCCTTCTCGACGGTAATCCAGTTGCCGGCGGCGTTCTTGCGCTTCACCGCCTCCTTGAGATACCCGACGATTTCGTATTCGCCGACCGGCTGGTAGTTCTTGCTCAAGAGGACCGGGAACATTTTTGAAGGCTGCTGGGGCGCAGCGGTTTCGGTTGCCATTGGGGATTCATCCTTGGGTTTGCGCTCGTAAACGCCTCTCGGCATGTGGTTTCACTCCAGAAATCAGGTTCCGTACAATTCGATCAGGAATTTGCCGGCGGTAAAGGTGCCGCCGGCCGCCTCGCCATTGACGATATAGAGATAGCCATCGGCGGGGGGGACGGTAGTCATGCCCTTGGTTGTTCCTGACGCCCACGCCGCGCCAGATGTAATCAAGACGGTTTCCGTCAGGGTCGTAACGTCAACGTCTTGAGAGCCTGTGCCTACCGTAGCGGAGTAGAAGTCGATATCGTCAGCGCCACCAGTGGGTAGCTCAAGGCACGTCACCTTGCCGCCCACAATGGTCCCGTTGAGGGCCGCCGTAACCTGACCGAAATGCGCGTTGGCCGCGCCTCCAGTGTTGCCGATGATATCCAGATCAGTTGCCGAGCCAACGAGCCCCGTAAGATCGACCACTATCCTGGTGATCTTCAGCGTTCCGTTGAGGAATACCCCGGAGGCGTAGGTTTCAGCCGCCGAAACGCCTGATCCCTTGGTCATTACCGCTGCGCTGTCATCCAGCTTGTTGATTTCCGCCGCGGTCGCGGTCGATCCGATCAATTCCAGCACATTATCGCTGTCGGCGTACTTGACTTCGTAATTGTCGGAAGCGTCCAGCATCAAAACAATGTCTGACGTGGCTGCGGTCGTGATGTCCGCCGCTTTATCGGTCATCGCATACTGCAACTTGTTCAGAATGCGGGATGTGGTCTGGTTGTAGTCAGCGCCTGCAGAGAGAGCCATGAGAAAGATCCTTCATTTGAGGGCAGGGAGCGCCCGTTGGGTTTAGGATGGGAAAGATGTGACGCCGGCAGCAAGCTTTTGGATGGATGCATGCAGGCTTGCCGGATTGGCAGTGGTGTCTGACACCACATAGAACGCGTTTCCATCATTCGCCGTCACGCGCAGGAAATCATTGGGGCGGATTATCTTTGCGCCATTGGCAAAATAATCTGTCCCTTCGACTGTCGCGATGTTGTCAGCTCCAGCATCATATTCCCACATACGGTTGATACCGTTTACGGTCCACCACATGGAGAAGACGAGGTTTGTTGAATTGAAGGCCATTATTCGATCCTTTTCGAAGTAAAGAAAGGGGCGAACCGAAGCCCGCCCCTCGTTGTTATTACGAAACCGCCGCCGAGAACGGATCGGTCTCCGTTCCGGTGGAGACCAGAAAGCCTTCCACGTTCCAGAAACCGGCCTTGTAGTCGGTGAAGCGCGCACGGGAGCCGGACAGACCGCCTGTGGTCGAACCGTTCATCGTCAGCGTATCGTCATTGTCGTTAACCAGGAAGGTAACTCCGGCAATGTCGGTCGAGATAGATACGCCGCCGCGGAATTCGTCGGTGGCGTTGTCTACCGCGATAATGAGGCTAGAGGTAACGGTCGTGTGGACGACGATCTCGTAAGTATCGCCCTTGCCGGTGGAAGCCGGCAACGTAATTGTGCCGCCGCCCGCCGCGTTGTGAACCACGATACCGTTGGCGTGCGAATCCCTGTCAAGGGTCGTGGTGCCCGTGATCTCGATCGGCTGCATTACATAGGACATTTCAATTCCTTTCTTTCAGTTGCGCCCGTGGTTTGGGTGAAACCCATGATGGACTTCAGCGGCCCTACGGGCACAAACCGCCTCGTCGAAGGTGTCGAACATCCCAACGTGCCTGTCGGCTATGACAACCTGCCATTTGCCGATCTTGCGCTCGTATGGATACCAGTAGACGCCAGTGACGCCTGATTTGTTGTCTTTGCGCTTCCGCGCGTTGCGCTGGTTACCTGACTGATTTACGTCGCGAAGTTTTTTCCACCGATTATCTGCTCGTTCGCCGAACTCGTGGTCGACTTGATCGGCATCCTCACCTGTCATCATTTTCCAGATGACGCGATGCGCCTTCACCAACCGCCCCAGTAGATGGCCGTTACGATACCCATCCGAGTTGATGGAATTCAGGGCGGGCTTGCCCGCGTAGCGCGTGTTCCACGTATTCCGAATGCGCAGATCATCAATCCATTCCGGTCCGCGCTCTTTCCATAAAAGCTCGCCGGTTTCTGGATTGTATGAAAGCAGTTGATGCAGCACATCCTGTGCTGGTAAGGCTTTTGCAGCCATTCGATGATCCTTCCATGATCGTCGTGTTGGTCAGAACCGGGCGTGGATTGGCGTCCCCGCCCGGTTCGCTTTTGATAGCAGATTCAACAGCCTAGCTCAAGAGCTGGCAGTTAATCCAAATAAATCCGACGCAACGCCATGGGCCGCCTCATTCGACACGATGAGGGTGTATTCGGTGACGAGAACACGCTTTTCCGCGTCGCCCGTCTTGGCCGGTTTGACGAGTTGGATGTCATCGAACACGCCGAGCGAAATCATCCGCGGGTCCACCAGAAAGGCGTTACGGGCAACGGTCGCTCCCGCACGGGCCATCTGGCGGTTAGGGACGACAGAGATCGTGCCGAAGTCGGACAGATACATATCCGCGGCCGCAACGATCGTGGTCTGGCTCTTCGGGGTGGCAAACCGCTGTTCTGCGACGTTTGCATCCGACATGAAGGTCGAAAACACCGTCTTGACATACGGCGAGACCATCAGCGTCCGGGGAGACCCGCCCGCATTATAGGACGACAGGATAACCGCATCCAGAATCGCCTTGGTGAAAGCGCGCTGGGTGCCGTTGGTCGCTGCGTCCACGACGCTGGTCGACGTGTTGAAGCCACCGGAAGCGCCGCCCGACCCGAGACTATCGTTCGTGGCGAGCCATGCGCGGAAGCCGCCAAACTTTCGGTTGGTCGCACCGTTTCCGGAGCCCGCCGTCGATGCCTGGTTGCCCAGAGCGATGGCTTCCATGTCGATGCGCAGCTCGACGCCCTTCTTGGCAACCTCCCGAGCCAGTTCGGACTTTCGGCCGGCCTTGGAGGTCTTGTCCTGGGTACGCGAGATGATGATCTTCTTGTCCGAAATCTGCGTGTAGTTGCCCACACGAGAGGTCGGGGTAATCGCATCGAACGCCCAGTCGTTACCTTCCGGCTGGTTGTTGGCGGTATCCACGGCGCCGAGCGTGTCGATCTGCCATTCGGGATGGACAGAGGCGACAGGCTTGCGGCCGATCAACGAAAGAAACGGGGTTTCTTCCGGGGTAATCTGGTAGATCTTGTCAGCCAGTTCTTCGCGGTTACCCACCGCGTCGTAGGTCTCGTAGGTGTTGGCAACCTGTGCCATTTGATTTCTCCGTTAAAGATCAAGGTCCATGAGCGCGCCAACCCCGGCATCGAATGAGCCGGTTTTGCGCAGTGCCTCGGTCCTTGCTTGTCTTTCGCGGGAGGTTTTTTCCTTCGAGTCCATCCGTCGCTGACCCGTCAGAACGGGCTTCTTCTGGATTTCCTCTTTCACGGCCGGGATGCGACTTCGCGCCTTGCGATACGCCGTGAGGTCACGGAATACCTTGTAGACGCGATGATCGATGGTTTCATTCATCTCCTCTTGCGAGAAGCCGTATTCAGCCATCGTCTCAACTGCTTCGCTCCAGAACTTCTTTTGAACCTCTGGCTTTGCCAGGTCCGGCATTGCCTTGAGAAGGTTCTGAAGCTCCAGCGCTCGTGCATCGTTTTTCTGGCGTTCCTGCTCTTTCCCGGCTTTGTCTTGTTCGGCCTTCGAAGAATTGTACAGGTGGTTGATAACGCCAATCCGGTCATCGTATTCAGCTTTCAGCGCCGCATAGGTGATCGGATCGAAGTTGGGGGAATTGCGGTCCAACAATGAGCGATCGGGAGGCTGCGGTATGAATTGCTGCGATACCTGAAGGATCAAGTCCCGCTGCTCTTGCAAGGAGCGAGCGTATTGTTCCACTTCGGCCTGCTTGGATGCCAAGGTTTCACGTTCCTTGGCGTTCTCCTGTGTGCCGCGAGTGAACGATTGCTGCGATAGAAAACCGCGCTTGAGGTCTTGAACGGAGATCACGGTGCCGTCTTTCAGGCGCACATTCGCGGTATCGGCCGCAAACTTGCCTCCTGCGACTTCGGGTCCGTCTTCCTCTTCGGCTTTCTCGTCAGCGTCAGCGTCTTCGGTTGCTTCCTCGGCTTCAGGCTTTTCGCCATCTACCAATTCGTCTTCCGCGTCCGCCTTGTCTTGGCCCTGATCTTCTTTTTTGAGGTCCGTTTCCGGGTCCGGCAAAAGATCGAGTAGTGCATCGGCGCCGTCGTCGAAAGACAGCGCCGCGTCGTTACCAGCCGCCGGGGCGGGATTGGTGTCTGACATTCAGTTTTCCTTTGAGTTTACCGGGAGTCCTATGCGAAGGAGCCGGGGTCTTCCTGCACGTCTGCCGCCATGATGTAGCGGGCCAGAGTGGTGCGGATTTCGTCGATCACCGCTGCCTTCTGCTGAAGGCGCAGGATCATTGTCTTGTCGTCGGCATCGGCTTCCGCGAGCGCGTCTAGCGCTTCAGAGCGAATGTCAACCAATGCCTTGATGAATATCGGGTCGCTCTTGAGCCTGTCGGCTTCGCGCTTCAAATGATCGCTATCCATTCCTCGCTTCCTTGGCGAGATGGTCGCTCACTCGCTACCCTTTGCGCTCGCAGCTTCCATCTTCTGTTCGTGTGCCTGCTGTCCCTGCATCGACTTGAACGCGCCGGCTTCCATCTGCTGGCGGTGCTGCTCGGCCTGCTGCGCCATCTGCTGTTGCTGCAGCTCGCGCTTCATCTCAAGTTCCGCCATCTTCAACTCGCGTTCGAACTGGAACTCCATGATGGAGAGTTCCTTCTTGAACTCGAAATCCTGCTGAGCCTGGATCATCTCGGCTTGCGTCTTTTGGTTCTGCGCCTCAATATCGGCCTGCATCTGCACGGTCTCAATCTGAGCCTTGCGTTCGTCCGCCTGCTGGGCAAGCTGGGCTTCCTGTTGACCGAGCGTGAGCGCTGTTTGCGACTTCATCTGTTCGGCCTGCATCTGCGTCTGCGCTTTGACCTTTTCCTTTTCCATCTCAGGGTCAGGACGGTTAGCGGCCTCCTGCTTCATCTGCTCAAGCATTTCAGGCTTGAGATCGAGATAGAACTGATCCGGGTTCTTGATTCCGGCGCTCTCTGCAAGCTTGGTCGCCGTCATGTTGATCTTCGGCACCATCTCCAGCGCCTGCGCCGAAAACCCGCCCTGTGCCAGCCGGTCGGTCATCGCGATCTGGACATTGAGGATCGTGTTCAACATCGCCATGTCACGGTCGCGTGAGCCCGTACCAAGGCCAATGTTGATTGTCGCGTCCATGTTAGAATTCCAGGAACGCGGATCCATCTCCACCCATGTATCGCGAAGCCGGATGGTTCTCGGACGATCCTGATGCTTTACGATCAGCTTCAGGATTTGCTTGAACACGCGTTTCCAGCCCAACTCAGCCTGGTTACGTGCGATCAGCTCGACCTGCGAATAAGCCGCGTCTTTCTGGTTGTTGGCTGCGGTCGCCGTCTGGTTCTGCAGCGCCTCCGGGTCCAAGGCCATTGTGGACCGGGAAACGCCCGTGCGCACCTCCCTCACCTGGTCGAAGTGCTGCAACCCCAATAGCGCCTTGTCGCCGATGAACTCCACTTGAAACGGTGCTGGCGGCACTGATCCCTTCTTGTGATACACTGTTCCGCCAAAGCGAGGACTGCGCAGCATTTCGGGGTTAACAATCGAGTTTTCCTCGGCTGTGTTCATCGGGTTGTTGACCCAATAAAGATTATCCAGCATCTGCCGGCTCAGAACCGTCTTGATCCGTTGAATATCCGATGTGTCGTCAAACACGGACCGCGCATCCCAGCGGTGCGGGACAGGCTCGCACGGGATATCGGAAAACGGCACATCGTCTTCCCAGACCTCCCAATCGAGCAATTCACCCGTGCCGCCAGCCCCGGCATAAAATGCCCGGATCGTCTCGGCAATGCCGTCCCCGTCCGCGTCCGCCTTGACGTAGCATTCGAACAACTCAACCAGCGTCATCGAATTGTCGCCGACGTTATTGATGAATGCACTGCTCTCAGTTCTGGAAAGCTCTTCCTCGCGCATGGCAGAGAAACGATCGACCGGTAGGTTTTCAACCAGTTCCCGATCAAACCCCATTTCGATCAGGTCGGATTTCGTGACGTCCTCGGGGTGCGCACAAAACCTCGCGTCCTCAATGCACGTCGCCTCTCGATTGATCAGGAGCTTCTTGATGCACTTGACCTTCAGGCTGCCGGACCTGACGACGCGCTTGATCTTTATGTCATATGTCGGGAGCGGCATTTCCATCATCTGTCCGGTTGGACCCGGCACCATGATAACCTGCGGCTCACCTTCTTTCTGCGCCACGATCTCCACAGTCTGGTCAGACTGCATAACCGCGATCTGCTCTTCGGTCATGCCGGAATGCTCAGTATATTCGCACTCCTCCTTGTCGTCCCACCAGTGCTTGACGATGCCGTTGCCGAGCAACAACGAGTCATGGGTGGCGTCCCACATGATCCGGTAGCCCGGATTGTCCTTCATGAAGACGTAGTTGGCGTAATCCGTCGCCTGTTTGGCGAATTCCTCATCGCCGGGCTTCTCAGGCTCGTAAATTGCCATGCGGTCGGACGCGGTAAATACCCTGATGATGCCCGGTAGCATCCAACCGATCGTATCAGCAACGTCCTTGGAAACGACAGAAGACCGTCCGGTCATGGAAGGTGTATCGACCATTTCGCCGCGGTAATATTCGAGGGCCTTGGCACGCTTCTGCGCCAGCTCGGTATCGTCGTAGGTCAGTGAGGCGCTGATTTCCTGAGACAACAAGGCCTTCAGCCTTTCGTCGTCCATTTTCTCAGTCATTGAGATGGTTTCAGCTTCTGCGCTTCAGCAAAGGCATACTTTGCCATCCGATAGGCGGGCTCGGACTTTCGTCCAGCCATAGGCTCAGGTGGCAGCAAGGCCACCCACGGCCATATCTTCATGATCTGCTGGTACCGCTCCAATTGATCAGACAATCCAGTCTTCCTCAGGCTCGGGGACGATGATCTTGCCGCCCGGCTGCTCGTAGCAAATCGCCATCAGACCCAACGCATCCGCGGCATGAGAACTCCAATCATGTTCCGGCCCAAGTCCGACATTGCGCGCTTCGTCCTTGCGTTCGTGATAGAACCCGATTGCATCACGGCCAGCCTCCGTGGTGTCTTCGTTCCAGTACATCTTTGGACCAAGCCTGCGTACGGCCTCGATCCGCATCGCTGCGGCGCCCTTGCCCTGGTTTTTGACCGGAGGTTCAACGTTGAAGCCGGCATCCCTCAGATGATCTTCGTACTTCTTGCCGGTGACGTTGTTCTCGTTCACACCGTCGTGCGGCAGGTACAGGGTAGCGTCCTGATAGCCCTTCTTGCGCAGCCAGTTGACGTGAAACGCTAGGACTTGTCCGACGCTCTCGTAATAGTCGAGGATTCGGATTTCTTGTCCGACCCATTGTACAATCCAAATAGTGAAAGCGTCCGCAGTGGCGCCAGACCCTCCGATGTCGATAAATGCCCGTATAGGGAGCAACGGGTCAGCAGTGACTCGCCCAATTCTTCCTTGAGCCTTTGCACTTGCCAGCAATCCTGCATAATAAGCCCCCTCGAACGCTGTTGCATATCCGCCTTCCCAAATGTGATCGCAGCGTTCGGGATATTTCTCCAGATCAATCGCGCGCTCGTCTTTTAGCACTTGCGGAAACCATGGATTGTCCCGCCAATTTGCCTGAACAACAATCGAGCCCTTGGGCTTCAGTGCCCTCAGGAAATTGTCGATCGCATCCGTCTTGCGGCGCGGGTTCCAGCTTGCCCAAATCTCCGAACCAACCGTTCGAATGGTAGGTCTCAGAAGCGTCAGGCTTCGTTCCGATAAGGTCTGCGCTTCCTCTACCCATGCCCGCTTGAAGTTCTCCAGCGACTTGATCGATTCCGCAGTATGATCCTGCATGCCGTTGAAGATGATTATTCCATCTTTCGGCGTTTGGATAACGTCACGAAAAACCTTGAACCCGTCCGCCTCTCCCAGCCTGTGCCGGATCAGCTTGTCCTCGATCAGCTGTTTGGCGCTTTTCGACAGATCCTTTTGCACCTCGCGGATGCAGACCGATCGCAGCCCCTCACCTATATCCCCTGGTGATCGCTTGCTGTCCTCGACCAATAGCTCAGCGAAGAAATGCGATTTGCCGGATCCTCGCCCGCCATGGGCGCCTTTGTAGCGGGCAGGCTCAAGAAGTGGAACAAAGCATTCAGCCGTCGGAATCTGAAGGACGGACAACGATGCGCTCGATTCTGTGGATCAGGCTAATCGGATTATCTTCGTCACCTGATATCGGTTGAGTAGGTTTTCCCCAACCCCGATCAAGCAGTGCATTTGCAGCCGCAACCTTCGCTGGCTCTGAAGTTCCGTTCTCCATTACGCCCACAAGGCAGTTCAATGCCGCCTCGGTATGAGAACGCGCCAAAGATCGGATTTCGGTAGGAGTTTTAGCCATTTGGATTGGTTAAGCTCTCAACACGGCTTCGGCTTCATGGGCTTCGGGCGGGGCTTGGGTTTCTTCATGGGGTGCTCCTCAGCGAATGATCTGGACTGTCTGCCAATGACGAACGGCATCCATTTGACGGTTGAACCGCTTTTCGTGGGCTCTGGCGCAAGAGATGCAGCGCGTTACCGCCAAACCATCATTGAGCGCCTGCAACCGTGCAGTTTCGATATCGTCGCCGCAGTCTTTGCATTCGACCGGCTTGGGGATTCTCTTTCCACTCTTCACGCGACCGCGGAACAATTTCACCACGTCTCCCATGGGGTTCAATTCCTTGTGCCGATCTCGCCGTAGTATTCTCGCGTCTCTCGCATGGCGCCATCTGCGACCGCGAGCGTAAAGCTGCCACAGTGCGGACAAGGCCATGGATCGCAGGCCATGTGACCCGCCGGGATCACAACTTCCCCAACCAGGAATTTGTCGTTGCAGGTCAGGCAGGCCCATTGCTGCTGCAGGGCGTCGTCCATTACGCAGCTTTCAGGTACGGCATGAAGTCGATGACCTCGCCGCCGCCGTCAGGATTCGA